AGGCTGAACCTAAGGCTGAACCAAAAGCTGAACCAAAGGCTGAACCAAAGGCTGAACCAAAGGCTGAACCAAAAGATGATGGTAGTGCAAAAATAGAAGCTGATATTAAAGCTTTTAATGATAGAATAGAAGATGAGAGAACTACAATAGGTAAAGCTACTAAAGAGTTAGAGCAAGCTCAACGAGATCTAAAAACTGGTAGAGGTTCTGAAGAAAAGGTTCAAAAGTTACAAAAGGCAATTGAAGATAGTAAAGAAGACATTGCTGAACTTAAGAAAAAGGAAGCTGAAGCTAAAAAGAAATTAGCTGCATTAGTACCAGAATCTTTTGAATATGTAGCAGAATCTGTATCTGATAAATTTGCAAGATTAAGAAAAACAATATAACTGTTAAATTAAAACTCTATGTATAAAGTTCGTAAAATAAACTTTGGATGGTATAAAAGGCGGTATGGTATTCTTCTAGAAAACCTGCCGCCTTTGAAGCAAAAATTGCTTTTAAATAATCGCCACATGAAATGGTTAGATTCTGATACTCAAGCTTTTGAAATTATATTTAAAGTAGAGGATATGAATGGCCATGAAAAGAATGTTAATAAAGCTATATGGAATCCTTTTAGAGAAACCTTTACTACTCTTAAACAAATAGAAAAGGATGCAGATTTAGTTAAATGGAATTGTGGAATATGCAAAGTTCCTATTAAATCTAGAATGGATTCAAAGAAAGTAGAAAATTTTGTATGTAGCAAATGTTCTAAAGCCCACAACTCACGGAACGGAAGTGTAGATGGTAGAATTATAGATACATCTGTTAGGTTTACTAAACACTGTAAACACCTCCTTAAGAAAGAACAGAGGGAGTTTATGGCTTATGCTAAGCGATCATCTAAAGCTTAGCGCCTGCTCCAATGTAATTTTAGGAAATACGTTTAATTTACTATGAGGAGAAGCATTTAATATTTTTATTCCTTTATTTCTTATTTCTGAATATAGTTGTTTAAATCCTGGTAAAAATTTGTCTTGGTACATCTTATCACCTGCAGCTCTTGTAGGATAGCCGTCATGAAAATGTGTTTGTGTCCCATCATTAAACATATCAAACCCTAATAATATAATTCTTTCTGCTCCTAAATGATATGCTAAATTAATTGCAGCATACCCGCTATTAAAACCATGAGCTAATATTTCTGGATCTTCTTCTATACCGTGAGCCTTTCCTTTTCTTAATATCTTAATATCATGCGTATATTGACTACCTGGCTTAAGTGCAAACTTTAATCCTTTAAAATTGTCTACTTCATTTTTAAACCAAGTATAAAATCTACCGTCAGTCCAATAAAGAATATCGGCAGTTGGGTGGTATATTATTGCTTTATTAATAGCAATAGTTTTTTTACCTATTAATGTTTTAAAGTTAAAATTCTTTAATGATGGGCCACCTCCGATAATATAAATAGTTTCTTGAGGAAATAGTTTAGGTACAGTAGAGTATTTAACCTTAGAGGGGGAAGGTTCTGCTGAATTCCTCAATTGCATATTTTTAGAGATATTGGTCGCAATTGCTTGATTATTAGTAGTTCTTACAATTTTACTACTTTGGTTTCTTCGCTGTATATTAGTTTTATTTATAACTGCATTTGGCTCTTGTATAATTTTTCTAACACTACGTCTTCTTTGCATAATACTCATATTTTAATATTTATTCTAGGTGTAAACAATCTTATTTTTTTACATATAAAAATAAACAAATTCAAACAAATTCATGAGGAACATACAAAATATTTTACTTACAGAGAAATATCGACCAAAATCATTAGAGGATTTAATCACACCTAAAAGAGTAGGTGAGAAATTAAGTAAAGGAGTTTATCAACACTTATTATTACACGGTAGTCCAGGAACAGGAAAAACATCAGCTGCTAAAGTATTAGTTAAACATTTTAAACACCCCTATCTTTATATTAATGCCTCTACCGACACCTCAGTAGATATCGTAAGAAATAGAATAACTGACTTTTGTGCTAATCGCTCAATTATGGATGAACCAGGAAAACTAAAAGTCATTATTCTTGATGAGATTGATGGAGTATCAGATCAATTCTTTAAAGCATTAAGAGCTACAATGGATCAGTTTGCTGTAAATGCTAGATTTGTAGCAACGTGTAATTATATTAATAAAGTACCAGATCCAATTCAGTCACGATTTGAAATGATTGATTTTGATTTTTCTAAAGAAGAAGAAACTGAAATAATGAAAAGTTACATTATGAGGATTCTTAAAATATGTAAAGATGAAAGTATTGATATTGATAAGCATGCAGCGGTTGAATTAGTAAAAAGAAAATTTCCAGATTTAAGAAATATGTTAAATCAATTGCAAGGTTTTCAATCTCAAGGAAAAGATAAAATAACAGTTAAAGACATAAAGCAGTTTAGTTCGGTATATAGAGATATTTATGATTTAGTTATAGACGGTGAAGATCCTATAAAAAATTATCAGTATATGTTATCAAATTATGCGAATAGATCTGATGATGTTCTTTCTTCATTAGGAGCTGAATTTATTGATTTTATTCAACAGGAAAGAGAATCATATATTCAATTTATTCCACAAGTTATTATAACAGTAGCTAAATATCAATCACAAAGACAACAAGTAATTGATCCTGCAGTATCAATGCTTGCTTGTATTTATGAACTGCAATCAATATTAAACGGAGTATGAGAGCACAATTCTTAGAAGCATTAATTAAAAAGTATCCTAATCATTATCAATTAGGAGCAGCAGTTAGTAGGTATTATCACCTTAGGCAAGAAAAACTAACAAAAGAAGACTGCGAAGAAAAAACATTAAAATCTACTTTCAGTAATAACTAAAATTTGTTATTATTATATTAAATACAATAATATGAGAAAAACAGGAAGACATACATTCGTAATAGACGGTAATTATTTTCTTTTTAGAACACTATACGTTTTACCTAGAAAATCAAAAAAATCAGAAATGCTCGGTACTGATGAAGATGCAACAGTCTTTATGAGAAAGCTTGCAACAGATTTTGCATATCAGATTAGATTATTCGAAGGTCTTATAGATAAAGTTGTATGGACTATTGATTCAAGATCATGGAGAAAAGATTTTTATCCAGACGCAGAATACAAAGGTAATCGTAAACAAGACACTTCAATTAACTGGGCAAACTTTTCAAAGGTTACTGAAGAGTTTACTCAATTACTTATTAAGCAAGGAGTTATTTATTCTAAAGTAAATGGTGCAGAAGGTGATGATTTAATGTATGCTTGGAATACCGAATCATTAGCTAATGATAAATCTGTTATTATGTTTACCGGAGATAAAGATTTAGTTCAATTAGTAAATAAGAGTCAAAATAATAATACTCATACAATATTATTTTCACCAGCTCATAAAAAACTATATACATATCAAGGTTTTTCTGAATGGTTAACAACTGAAGAAAAAGAAACTTCTACAGATTTATTTGATGTACTTAAAACATCATCATCACCAGAGTCTCAATCAAAAAAACTACTTTCATCTATTATTTCTAAAAAGAAAGTATCAGTTATAGAAGTAGACCCTGAGGATTTCCGATTCCGTAAGGTTTTAACTGGCGACTCTGGTGATAATGTACCACCTGCATATTGGCATATATCAGCACCTAATGGCGGCAAGCCTAGAAGGTACGGTATTAGTGAAGCTAAAGCAACGGCTATTATTGCAGAATTTAAAGAAAAGCATGGATCATTATCTCATATGTATCTTTACGAAGACGGTTATATTACTGATTTAGCAAATATACTTATTAGACATATGAAAGCTAAACATATGAGTAGAGAACAGATTATATCTAATTTAAAATCTAATGTTAATCTAATGGTATTAAGTTCTCATACTATCCCAGAAGGTATTTTGGATGATATGTTTAAATTAGTAGAATCTCAAATAAACATAAATGAATTATCATTACCTAATGTTTCAACTATGAAAAAGATTGTGGAAGGAACTAAACATGACGGTGATGATAATTCTGCATTTAAAGCTAGCTTTTTTAAAGGGGATGCTGATGATTCAGATGATATGTCATTTATAAAAAATAAAACAACTAAAGGTAAAATTTTCTAATAACAGAAAACAAACCTATTCACAAGTCATATAAATAATAAAAGGTAATGAAATTATTTGATTACATAAAGGTCTTGTTTGGTCGAGACCAGCAATGGAATAAATTAAAAGGGTATGATAAATCTAAGAATTCATTTATGACAAATAGATTTATGAGTATTAAGTTTCCTATACAAGCAAATATGTTTAATGCATTGAAGATTGATCCAGTAGGTCAAGCCGAAGCGTGGAGAATGGTTGCATCAAAATTTAATAGAGTACCTGGTTTTATTTATACTAAAACCAAAGCCTCTAAAAAAATAAAAAAATGGGATCCTAATCCAGCTGCATTAGAAATGTATCTAAAGATTAATGAAATAGGAGAACGTGATTTTAAAGAAGCAATTAAGCATCAGCCATCTGAAATTAAAAATGCAATAAACGTATTAGAAAAACAGATGAGCAATGATGTTAATTGATAACCAGTTTGAATTAGAAATACCAACACATATAGCATTTACTTTATATAAGAATGATTACATTGATAATTTAATCATATCAAAAGTAAAAAAAGAGTGTAGAAATGAATCTGATAAAAAGAATGAATTTATTATTTCTTTGGATGAGTTTCAGTATGCAATACAAAAATCTGCATTCTTAAGAGCGGAATTAAAGAAAACTTTAGATCAGGATATGTTACCAAATCCTAACTTTAAACCTAATTCTATTTTCTTTTTACAATCTATCATTAATAGATTACCTAATTTATCTATGATAACATTTAAGATATCAGATGAAAAGGTATTTTCACGTTTAATAAAGGTTGAGGGTGGTAGACAAATTGTAAGTTTTCATTTTAATATTATAGAAGGTACTTTTGATCTTACGAAAATTTTAAGTAGAGAACAATTAGATACATTTAATAAAAGATTTATGGATGTAGGTATTATGAAAAATAAATACCTAGAAAGAGTTTCATATTTTTATATTAAGGCTACTGTATTATTTGATATACTTTCAGAAATGGATGAAGCTCAAGTTTTAGATGCCTTTGATATTATAACTTCAGTTGATCCAAAGATAGAAGAAGATGATCCAATACTTTTAGTTAAGACTGACTATACACCGTATTAGAACATGAATATATAAACAAATAATGTTTGTATATGAAAAAAATCATTAATTGGGTAAGCGGCCTTTTGCGAGATGAAAAGGGTACCCCTTCGTCAAAGAGATTTATCGGTATTACTGCCGGTTTATCTTTATGTGCTGCTCTTTTTATTAACCTATACACAGAACACCCAGTTGAACCTTCTATTGTAAATGCAGTAGCAGCAATTTGTATTGGTGGTTTAGGATTAGCTTCTGCTGATAAAATATGGGCAAAGAAAGCAGAGAAGAAGCAAGATCAACAAATAAATTCATAAAATGGCAGTAACTGGATCAAGTACAGATGCTAATGGCGATCAGTTATTAGTTAGTCTTAAAACACCTTATGAAAATGTAGTAGAAGTTACAGGATTTACTGATTCTATTACAGGTGAATCTACCTCTTGTTATTATAACAAGGATTTTAGGTGGGGTATTGATGGTGTTACTTATTCTGATTGGGTTCAGCTTACCGATTCAAATTTAAAAGCGCTTATTTTAAATCCTGCTAATAAATTTTGGATTCAATACAGATATACACAAGTAGGTGATTGCACATTAACATTTAATTCTATTGCTTTAGAAATTGTAACTGATGGTGGTGTAATATGTAAAATACCTCAAATCGATTGTGGTGGTGCTGATGGCTGTAGTGGTGCATTAAATCTAGCATTTGATTGTTGTGGTGATACATGGAATCCTTATGATATATCTAGAGCTGGTCAAATGTATACGCAATTATCTGCAATGGCAAGTAACTTATTTGGTTTTTGTGTAGATTATTATAAGACAAAAGCAGACCAAAGAAGTAGAGATGTTATTTTAAAAGAATATTCATTATTTGATGTTATAAAGGAAGGTGAAATTAAAATCATGGTTCCTGATAATGAATTGCCTACTAGAGATATAAACTTTAATCCATTAATGATGGATTTTCCAGTGCAGTTTGAAATTCATATTGTTAAATCGGCATTTGAAGCAGTCTTTGGTATTGGTTCTAAACCTCAAATGAGAGACTATTTATATTTTAAACAATTTATGAATAGGATGTATGAAGTTGATGCAATTGCAGAAGCTGATGATTTTATGTATACTGGATCTTATTGGAGAGTAAGTCTTGTTACTTATCAGCAAAGAACAAATGTAGGTTTTGAAAATACAGTTGAAGGTGATGCAGCAGAAGCATCTACTGAAGCATTAGTTTCTAATGTAGAAGAAAAGTTTAGAGTTGAAAGAGAAAATGAATTTAAAGATGTTAGAAAACCTAATGAATACAATACTATAGGTAGCCAAGCAAATGATTATGTAAGGAGAGCATTAAATAAGAAAATGACAATCACTGAGGAGAATGTTTATAATCAGTGGACTATTATTTCTAAATATCATTACGCACTAGGTACATTAGCTGATAAAACAGTAGGAGTTAAATATCGTTATAAAAATGGTTGGTCTGTAACTGATAACAGAGCATTTACTTTTTGGTTTAGACCACAGTATAAAAAACCTATAGGTAAAAATGTTTTAATAACACAAATAAGTAATAATGCAGGAAATCCTATGATAACTACACCAGGGTTGCCTATAGGCATAGATGCTATAAATGCAGGTGATTGGCTTGCAATAAGAGGAACTAATTCATATAATGGTATTCAACCTGTTGCATCTGTTGATGCTGCAACAAACACAATTACTTTAGGTATTCCGTATATTGATAGTATAACTAATACAGCAAAATTTAATAAAGAAGTAAGTAATACTTTTATACAATATGATAATGATGTTGTGGCTCCTACATCGTATGTAGAATTTACATACACAACAAACTGGTTTATAATTAAATTTAATGATACTTATTATAAATATGATTTATCTAAATCATCTGTAAGCTTTTTAAAAGGAGAATGGTATGCAGCTGTTATTAACCTAAATCAATTAGCTAAACAGTTATCACTCTTTTTATATAATACACCAGAATTAACTGGTGCTATAAATCCTGATAAAACAGCAGATTTAACAAATATTTATATAAATACACAAACCGTGCCAGCTATTTCTGTACCTGATGACCATACTTGGAAATTGTTAGGTTGTGAATCTGATTTAACAAATATAAGAATATGGAGCCAACCTATTGAAGAAGATTTACAAGAATTAATTTTAAGCCAATATGTTGTAAAAGATTCTCACTTAGCTTTATTATTAGATAATGCTTCTCCTGAATTATTATTACCAACAGTTAGTAACCCAAGATAACTTGGAATATATATTATAAATTTAAGGCAAAATGAAAGAATCATCGAAAGGAAAATTTCGTGACAGTTTAGGAGATTTGTTAAATGATCTACCAGATGAAGTGGAAGGTTTAAGTAATAATTCTGAAGTACTCCAACCAGTAAGAATAGAAAGCAATCAAGGTGCGCAATTAGTTAAAGCTAAAAACAAAGCCGAAAAGGTAATGAATAGCTTATTAACTTTTTATTTAAGTGAAGAGATAATTGCTGAACATGAATATATTAGGGCTAAGGCTCAATTAGATGAATCTGCACTATCTATGCTAATAAGACAAATGCAAAATAGTGAAACTGCTATTACTTTATTAATGGAGACTATTCATGAGGGTGATGTATCCCCAAGAATGTTTGAGGTACTTAGTGATTTACAAAGAACTCTATTAGATATTATTAAAAGCCAAACAATGTATATGGTCGCAATCGAGGAGAATGCTAAAAAAATCTCTCGTGATGTAGACGTTTATCATAATAATGAAAGTTCAACATCCAATAAACAAAGTGGTATTAAATCTAGGGGAACAAAGGATTTAATGAGAGCTTTACAAGATACAATTAAAGAAGAAGATATACAAGATGTCGATGGAAATGAAAATTAAGAATGATTACTTGTTAATTCAAGAAATTGAACAACAGGAAACTAAAACAGAGTCAGGGCTTATAATACCGATAGAAAAGCATAATCGCCAAGCAAAGATTATTAATGCTGGTAATACCGAGTATTTAAAAGATGGTGATGTTATATTAAAAAATATGGGCAAAGGTACAATGTTAACTTTAAATGATATTGAATTTGAAGTAATACACATTAATCAAATAATTGCTATAATAGAAGACAATGGCTAAACCGCAAGCAGAATCAGCAGGATTTGAACTTAAGATATCGAAAGGTGCTGAGTCTTTTGCATGGACTTCTAAGAAAGTTGAACAATTAATGCTAGCAATTGATGAAGGTTATAAACCAAAGTCTACACCTTTTTATGAAGGTAATCCTAATTTAAGAAAGGGTAATATTGTATTTAATTATTCTGATGAAGAAATAAGAGAAATTAAAAAGTGTGCAAAAGATATTGTATACTTTGCAAATACTTATTGTACTGTAATGACTGATGAAGGTTTACAGACAATTAATTTAAGACCTTATCAAGAAAATATGTTAAGGCAATTTCAAGCAGAAAGATTTAATATATGTTTAGCAAGTAGGCAGGTTGGTAAAACAATATGTTCTTCTATTTTTATTGCGTGGTATTCTGTATTTAACTTTGATAAAAATTCGCTAATACTTTCAAATAAGGGTGCTACAACAAGAGAAATTATTGATAAAGGTAAAACTATATTAGAACACTTACCGTTCTTTATCAAGCCCGGTACTCTTAAATGGGATGTGTTTAATTCAAAGTTTGATAACGGTTGTAGAATAATTGGCCAGACAACTACAAAGAAAGCAGCTATTGGTTTTACTATTCATTTATTATTTATGGATGAGTTTGCGCATATACCTGCAAATTTTGTAAATACCTTTTATGAAAATGTATACCCAACAGTATCTGCATCAGCAAACTCTAAAGTAATTATAACAAGTACGCCTAATGGCTTTAATAAATTCTATGACATATATAATGCTGCTGATAAAGGTTTGAGCGAATATATTCCATTTCGAGTTGATTGGTGGGATGTACCAGGCCGAGATGATAAGTGGATGAGACAAGAGGTTGCAAACCTAGGAAGTGATGAAGCTTTTAATAGACAATACGGAAACCAATTTATAGCAGGTTCTTCATTACTATTAGGCGCAGCTAGTTTACAAAAGCTTACTGAAAATCAAATAGAATTTAAACACAAGGAAATACCGGAATTTGATGATGCCGAAATAGATTATTCTGGTTTATTATGGCAGCCGGGATTTAATTTAGATGAGATAGAAGAAGATTATAATTATTGGGTATTTTCTGTGGATATTGCTGAAGGCGTAGGTGGAGACTATTCTGTTATTAATATTTTTCAGATTAAGATGCTAGATGAAAAGGATTGGAAGGGCGTAACAACACCAGGTAGTTTTGTTGACTTTTTCGGTATTAGGCAAGTTGGAAGATTTAGGAGCAATTCTCATACTATAGAGGAATTCGCAAAAACACTATACATTTTAGCATTTGATCTATTTCATTCAGAAAATGTAAAACTAATTATAGAATGGAATATGTTTGGTGGCGAATTAATAAAAAGAATGGAAACAGTATTTCCACAGAGGAATGAATTTGATGAAGAAAGTATAGTTAAATTTAAACACCGTGTTGATGCCAAGACTAAACAATTTGGTCTTAAGGTGAAAAAAGACAACAAGCCAATCTTTTGCCAAAACTTTAAAAAATATATTTCACAAAACAAAATTAGTATATTTGATAAAGATACAGTAAAAGAATCTTCCACCTTTGGTAAACTTCCAAATGGATCATATGCAGGCCAATTAGGTAATGATGATTTGATTATGACTTGTATAAATAGTTCTGAGTTCTTTACTACTTTAGATTTTTCTGATTTTGTCGAAGAGATATATGATGAGATAGATCCTTCAATTCAAAATAAGATAGAAGAAATTTTAGAAAAAGATTCAAAGGGTGGGAATCTAAATTTTGATATCTATGACTTAGTATAAAAAGTAGTTACTTGGTAGATATATAAAAAAACTAATAAACAAAAAAAATATAATATAAGATGGCACTAGATCCAAAAATAGCTTCTCTTAAGGCTGCAGGAACGTATAGGTTTGAATTTGATAAAAGTCAAGTCGTAAGTATTCCTGCTAATCAAACTCGATTGGTGGTCGGTTTTTCTAAGACAGGCCCATTCAATACACCCGTCTTTGTTCCCGATACAAGCTTCTTTAAGCAAGTATACGGTGATATAGATAGAAACTTAGAAAGAAAAGATTCTTTTTTCCATAGAAGCTGTTTATCGGCATTGGAAAGAGGACCTATTCTTGCTCTTAATTTACTTAGCTTAGATGCTAACGATAAAGTTAATGCAGTTAGGTTTGGTACATCATCAACACCAGACGTGCAAGCAAATGCAGGAGTAGACTATGAATACGCAAAATTTTATAACAGAGATAAATTTTGGTTTCCATCAACTGACGACTTTTTAACTAACGTTGGAGCCAATACAACTGTATTAGGTACAGCTAAAGTTAATGATTTATTAGACGTTGTTAACTTAGGACAAAATCCTATATCTGTAATTGCTAAAAAATCTGCTGCAGGAAATGTATTACCTTACCAAGTAACAGTTGAAGAATGGTATGGTGCTGCAAATGTACCTGGTTATTTAGATAAAGACAGTTTAATATCTGACTTTTTTGTAGATATCTTTGTAATACAAGGAAACTTTGGTGGAGAATTTGATACGGTTACACCTTATTCAAGGTTTAATGCTGATCCAACATTTCAACAGTATTTTGATTCAACACAAGGATTAAAAAGAAAGAAATTTCCAACAGATTCTAATGATACTATGTTACAAGAATTCTTTAATGAATCTGAAGTATCTTTACAAGCAACTTATACCGCATGTTTACTTCCTGATTTTGTAGATTTATTAGGTAACAACCTTTTCGTTGAAAAAGTTGTTAATGCTGATACTGCAACGACAGGATTATTTGTTACTGTAAATGAAGATTTATTTGATGGAGACATATTAATAGATGGTGTATCTGGAGGAATTGATATGATAGGACACAATATTGAATATACTCAAGCTACTTCAATCCAAGATGATGTTAACTTCTTATCTTACGGAGGATCAATTGTTTCTGATTTATCTTATGCAAGAAATATTGAACTAGGAACTGTTGTAAATAATTCAACAAGTACAATAACTACTTCGGCCCCATCAAGTGAAGGTATACAAATACAAATTGTAAATGCTAATGCTACTAAAGATGCAATATGGAATGCATTTTCAGGTATGACTGCAAATACAACAACTGTAGTAGGATCATTTATATTTGATCCTGTAGCATTGGAATATGTACCAGTAACATCTGTACAAACTGTAGGTAATACGGTTACAGTATCATTATCAGACGTAGGAACTCCGGTTGTGGCTAACTTCCCAACAGGTGCTGCTGCAAGTTATACTTATATTGATGAAACAGATTTGGATTTTGTAGCGGATGAATTTCCACAAGCTAATACAATTGCTGGAATCATAGGTGGTTATGGATCAACATTACAAGCACAATTTGCTAACGGTACTTTAACCGATGGTGATGAAGCAGTTTATAAAGATTCATTAGGTACTTATACTTCTTTCTTAGTAATGAATGCTATAGAATATGGATTTATTCATACAGGTGGACCGACTACAACTGCAAATACAATTGCTCGGATTCAGATTATTTCTTACCATCGGTTAGAATAACTCCTTATCAATCAGATTCATTCGCTGTCTTAACACCGCATGACGAATTTACAATCGATGCTTTAGGACAATTCCTTAAATCAGATGGTACTACATTATGGCCAGTAAATACATTAGGTGTACAAACACTGAAAGGTGCTCTTAACCTTACTGTAGATATTAAAGGTGATTCATTAAATGAACCAACATTAAAACCAAATGAAATACTGATAGCTGACAATTCACCAGAAATAGCTGACATAATTGTAGGAAACTATTTAGTACATTTTGAAGGATCTGTTACTATACCACATTCAAGGTTAACAAGGATTAATATTGTAGAAGGTGGATTAACTGCATCAGAATATCCAATTTTATCTAGTTTACCTGCAGGTGTAAAAGGTGTTAAAGTAACATGCCAATCTGAAGTAAGCGTAACTACAATAGGTGGCGCTGGAGGACAAAAAACAGTAGAGGTTTATTATCCGATTGATTCTTGGGTAGATTACCTTAACGTATTTGAATTACCTGGATTTGCATTAGATTCAACTAAACATGTACCAGATGGAACAAATTCTAGACAGAATAAATGTTTAAGTCCTATATTAGGAGGAACTAATTTATATAAAGCTCTAACTGACAGAGAAACAATTAACTTCCGTTATGTAGTAGATACTTATGGAAATGGAATTGAAGCAAATTGTAAAGCTATTTATACAAATTTATGTATGGGTAGAAAAAATGCATTTGCTATTGTAAACGCTCCATCTGCTAAAGACTTTAAGAAAAATACTAATCCAAGCTTTACTGATGCAACTGGTGGTTTATCCTCTAAGTTTATCGCGGAAGGTGGAAATCTTGCATTAAATCCAACTATTAGGTTCTCGTTACCTGCTGCAACAAGTGGTGGATCTTGGGGAGGATATTATTATCCATTCTTAACTGTTAGAGATTTAGGAAAGAACATAAGTGTTCCTCCTGCTGCAAATGTATCTAATAACTTTATTCTTAAATATGAAAACGCATTACCTTGGTCAATCGTAGCAGGTGTAAGGCGTGGTGTAATAGGTGGAAATGGAGTTGTAGGATTAGAACTTAATCTTGACCAAGAAGATCGTTTCTTCTTAGAGCCATTTGGAATTAATCCAATTGTATTCCAAAGTGGAACAGGACCAACTATATTTGCAAATAAAACTGCACAACAGGTTCCAAAATCTGCTTTAAGTTCAATTAATGTTAGAGAGGTTGTAATTTATATCCAAGACGGTATTGAAGCAATTCTTAAAAACTACTTATTTGAATTTAATACAGCGCAAACAAGATTAGAAATTAAAACGCTAGCTGACAACTTCTTATCAACTGTTCAAAACGATGATGGTGTTTATGATTATAGAAATATAATGGATGAAACTAATAACACACCTGAAGTTATTGATCAAAATGTAGGTATCCTAGATACATTCATTGAACCAGTAAGAGGAATGGAAATTCTTGTACAAAGAACAACTATTTTAAGAACTGGTGCAATTAGTACTGGAAACTTCCAATAAGAAGGTAAAGAAGACGAATATATAAAAAAACAAATAAAATATGCCACTACCACATTATACCCAATCAAGGGCCAGTAGCCAAAGGTACGAACCTATTCAGCCTAACCTATTTGAGGTGACTGTATTTTCACCATTAGGGGATGATACGGGTTTAATCTTAGAGCAAGTAAAAACCATTGGAGGATTAAATAACTTAAATCCATCAATTGATGCTATAAATCAAAAATATAAGTTTGCTGATAGATCCTTTGCAGGAATGCCAGGCCAAACGTTTGTTGATTTAACGCTTAACTTCAGTCTTAACTTGAATGAAGCTAATGAAAACTATATCTACAATACTTTCCGTAATTGGAATAATTTAATCTATGATCCATTAACTGGAGAAATGGGATTAAAGAAAGATTATGTAGGAAGTATGATTGTAGTTCAATATAATAGAGCAGGGGATATCTTCAGAAAGATTACATTTAAAGATGTATTCCCAACAGGACAACCTGATTTTATAGATGAATTGAGTTATGAAGTCCAAGATGCAGCTGAATTAACAATGACTTATCGTTGTGATCACTGGGTTGAGGAAAACGTAGGAGCATAAATTAAATATTAAACTGGGAATATTAAAGTATTCCCAGTTTTTTTGCCTTCTCCTTAATATATAATATAAAATATATAATATAGAAAAATGATAATCTATAAATTACAACAACAAAAAACAAACAAAGTTTATGTAGGGTATTCTGTAAATGATAATCCAAATAACTTTGGAACAGGAAAATACATTAAAAGAGCAGTTAAAGATTTTGGAACAACTGCATTTAAAAGAGAAGTTTTAGAAGTTTTTAATAATGACGAATCTTTAAGTGATGTTTTAAAAAGAGTCGAGTATTGGATTAGTAAATTTAAATCTGATAATTCTAAATATGGTTTTAATGAAACTGTACAAGAACTCATTCCACAAAGAAAAAGGCTTACTAAAAAATTACAAGTTTTATTGACACCTGAGGACGAAGATAGTCTAAATACAATAATTATACAAAAATCAATGGAAACTGGTATAAAACCTGTAGCTATTTCTAGATATGTAAGACAATTAATAGTCGAACATATTGTTGATGAAACTAAAATTGAAAAACAATTAATAAAAAACAATTAAAAATGTCAAAAGAGCACGAAGAAAATATTAAAAAGGAATTTGCTGCTGCTGAAGGTATTGCAGTAGAAGCTACAGAAACCCCTAACGAAGTAATTAAAGAATTAGGAAAGGTTGATGTTAGTAGGCAAATGGATCATACTTCCCCTGATGATCCAGAAATAAAAAGATTAAATGCATTAGTAGGATATACTAGATTAAATCTTAATACATTTCCATCTAAAGGTAAATTTTATAGGGATGATTTTGAAATTCATATTAGAGCTGCAAAGGTTGCTGAAATTAGAAACTTTTCTACTATTGATGAAGAAAACCTTAGGGATGTAGATGAAGGCTTAAATAATATTATAGTATCATGCTGTAAGGTACAATATGGAAACCAAAGAGGTTCTTATAAAGATATTCTTGAAGAAGATCGTATTTATTTAATTTTATCAATCCGAGAATTGACATTTAAAACAGGTGAGCAAGCACTAATGATGCCTGTTGGTAAAAAATCATGTAAAACTTCGAGTTGTAAATCACAAGAGTCTGTAGAGTTAAGAACTAATAATTTACAATTTAATTCCATTGTTGAAAAATTTGAAAAGTATTATGATGAAGGCAATAGGTGTTACTCTATTGCAACTAAAAATTATGGCGTTATTCCAATGGCACCGCCTACTATCGGGGTTATGAGGTGTATAACTGAGTATATCAGAGATAGAGAGGAGAAAAATCAAAACTGGGATAAATCTACATTAGCAGTGTTGCCTTATCTACAGAGAGAATGGCGCGGTTGGAGCGAAAAGGATATTTTTGCTAAGATTACATCATTTCAAGGCTGGGATGCTACTAAATATGCAATTGTATATAGATTAGCTGAAGAGATGAAAAT